GTTTTTTAAGAATCTCTTAAAGTTTACTGCACCAGGATTGGCTGCCGTATTTGGACAACTAGCACTAGGTGCTGATTGGAAAACAGCAGGTATTACTGGGTTGTTGGTAACCTATGGAGTAGCCAGTGACTTCTTTAGTAAAGTGAAATGAAACGAAAAAGCAAAGAATGCCCTAAGTGTAAAGCTAAGTATCAAACTTGGGTTGAATTAGATGGGCCGCATGAATGTTTTAACGAGTTTGGATTTACAGACTATGGCATCCCTATCTATGTAGAGACTTGTACTGCTTGTAGGCAGGAAAAAGATCTAGTTGACAACAGGTAGTCTGAGTTGATATTCTAGACATAGGTTTAGACACAATCTCGTTTTTTGTTCTGACTGGGGCAGTCTAAACCTTAGTCACAGTCGGAGCAGAACACGGGATTTTTTTATGCCCAAATCACAACAGCAAAAGTTACAAGCAATCATAGAGTATGCGGTGAAGCAGGGATATAAACCGTCTTTTATTCCAGACTGGAAAAACTTAGAGGTAATTAAGTTGTCTAACGAGTGGATTTTAGATAACGATGGAATAATTAGAGCTTCTATTAATGGGATTCTCTTTTCTCATAAATTTTCTAAGGCTATGTTTCCAGATTGTGATTGTGAGAAAGAACATCCACAGCAAGATATTTATCATCCCCCATTATCAAAATGGAAAATGCACTTGAGTAATGCCGTGCTTAGCAAAGACCCAATCCAATACTACTATGACTACATTAAGGGGATAGAATGACAGATAAAGATAGATGGTACATAAAAATGAAATTGAAGATAGCAGCACTAAGAGGAATGGCTAGAGGACTAAATAGCTCAGAGGAAAACCTTGATAGACTAGAAGAAAAACTAGAAGAAACTAAACCAGAAACAAGCTAAGTAGACTTGTTGCAGATTAACATTGAGTGTTTTGTGCGGGATGCAGCTGGAGAAAGAGTGGTAGGACACTGCGCGAAAGCGAACCAGTAGGAGTGCAAATCTCAGTGCCGCACCAAGCACTTAATAGAACTTTAACATCGGATATTTTGTGGGTATGAGGAATAGGCTCAAACTCTAGTAGATATATTAGACGTTAAGGAGGACGCGAACCCAGCGGAGGATATAACGCAGATCGGACTGCGAGGGTAGTACAACGAATTGCCTCATACCTACTAAGTATCTGATTGCTCATTAACAGAAGATTGAGAGTGTGGATGGCGGAATAGGTAGACGCTAGTTTGGAGTTAGATTGTTTGTATCGTGTCTTAATGCTAGAACTTCAGCAGTCCAAACAATCATGCAAGGTGACTATACGAGTCGGAAACCTACAGAAGTGATTCGTTCACGGTTAAACAGATAATCTCGGCAAATCCTTGCTCCACACTCTTAGTCTTTTGACTAATTAACATAATACCGACTGGAGTTTAAACTGCTGAGGTCGGTTCACAGAAAAGGAAGCAGGCTTACAAGATTGATGAGTCTAGCAGCATCTAGAATGGCGTCTTGCATAAGTAATTGTACGAAAGCGGGTAGATGTACCTTATAAAGATTGGAGGACTACCCCCCCAAGATTGAAAAACTATCTTGGTTGCTTTGACCCGATTAGTAATGTGATCGGCTATGCAGAAGTAATCTTTAAACGGAGTACCTTAGATATTCTAGTGGCGTTTGCATTAACCTTTGGGTTAAACCATAAACTATAAGGTAACAATTTAAATAGCATGAAGTAAAGCACGATGTGCTATAATAACAATATTGCAACATAATACCGAGACGGAAGTTAAAAACCCATCCCTGGGTTGCAATAAGTAATGTTTAGTAAAGAAAGGTAAAGTCATGTCAAAAGACTTCCAACCAGCGACGTTAGAAAACGTCAACCATGAACAAATAGAGAGTGTTTTTAATACTCTTGTAGGTCAATCTATGGAGCTTATAGAAGCTATAGGATTGTCCGAAAAACAAGAAAAGGCTTTTAAGGCTCAATTAAAGCGACTAATTTATACTTCATTAGATGATGTATTTAATATTGAGTTTGATGTTGATTCAACTAGTTATGCTGGAATTCACGACAATGTCAATAATAGCTAGTAGATATTTCCCTCTACCTCCAAAACCAATAAAAGATAAAAAGATTAAGAAGTTTAGAAGATGTATTTTATGTAACTGTAAAAAGGATGATTATTGGAAAGTATGTAAAAAATGTGCAAAATTAAAAGAGGGTAAGAGATTTATAAAACGACTTTGGAAAAGAAAAAAAAGAAAAGAGTAAACAATGAACAAACTAATAGATCAGATATTAGAGAGGGTAAAAGAAAGATTTTCAGAAAACACTGGTGATAGGGATGGCTATTATGTTGATGAAAATGTGAGAATACCAGACATTCAACAATTCCTCAAAACAGAACTAGAGGATTTAATAGAAAAGGTGAGGGAGGAAAGCAAGTGGGAAGGTAAAAATGAATACTATTTTAATAGTCCAGAATATCTCACAAAAAGAGCACATCAATTAGCTTGCACCGTCTCACAGCGTTGGAATGAAAACAACTATAACAACAGTAGGAAGAGTTTTATTGAAGAAATGACCAGGCTTTCAAATGAGCTTGTGTCGGTAACGAAAAAAATAAGAAATACAAAAGAATTAGAAAAATAAACAAAGGTAAATCTAATATGAATAAGACTAAGAAATGGAACATTAGTTGCTTAATTTGCAAGGAAGAAGCCGATGTAATTAATTGTGGATTTTCTCTTTGTGAAGAACACAATAAAAAGTTTAAGATGGGCTTCGGTAAAACCATCGCTATAATGAAAGAAGAAAATGAACAAAACCAACCCAGAAAGTAGACCAATAAAAAAATATCAAGTTTGGCAAAGAGAACATAGTAGCACTTGGTATTTCAATGAGTTTGATTCGTTGAAAGAAGCCATAGAGTCTGAAAGATATGGTGATTTTTTTATTACTGCATTAGTTAATTACGAAGTTAAGGAGAGAAATGAATAAGACTAATTGGAGAGAAGCATTTGAAGAATTAGTAAGAAAGGGAGAGTTTTCTTATTATCCTGGTGAGGGATTGAAGGAATTAAATAGAGAAAACCTGTTTAACTTCATAGAATCTCTCCTACAAGAACAGAAGGCAGAACTAAGAGATAAGGTGTCGGGGATGAGTTGCGATTTATGCGGTGAAGAAAATAAGATGTGGGATAATAAGTTAGAGAAGATGATCCCTTGCGATGGATTTAAGCACAAAGTCTTATCATTAATAAACAAGGAGAAGAAATGAAAAAAACATTAAAACTACTGTTTGTTAATCCAGATACAACTGTGATTAGTACTCTGGATTCTGCAATAGAGGGTTTTGCTATTAAAGTAGTTGCCGAGCACAATCTTAAACAGGCATACATTGTTGATACAGGAATAGAAGTAGAGTCAGATAAAAATAAAAAGTAATGTTTACTTACTACCCATCCACGAGCTTCACAGGTTGGAATCTAGGCTTAGAGAACTACAGTATCTACATAGGAGTCCCTAAGAAGTACCTCTTTGCTAAACAGGGATATCCTAGAAGGATTCAGGTAGAATATAATGGCGATACTCGGATAGTAAGCATAGAAGATCAGGCCTTAGAGAAGGAACAGATCCAACAACTAGACACACCAATGCCGCACATATTAATCTACTTCAAGTGGGAGGATAGAGATGAAAATAGCATTTGACGTAGACGACACACTCATCATTCCAAGCGTTGCAACTGGTTTGGACATTGATACGCCAAACTATGACACCATCGCCTTATATAGGTTGTTTCAGTCTCAAGGCAACTACATGATTATCTGGTCTGGTTCTGGTATGGACTGGGCTGCTAGGTGGGGTGAGAAGCTAGGATTGCAACCAGATGAGATTAGACCAAAGGAGAAGTCGGATGATGTAGACATCGCTTTTGATGATTGTGATGTAGACCTGGCAAAAGTAAATATAAAAGTGAGAAGATTAAATAACACCATAAGTAGGAAAGACTGGAATAAAAACAGTAAATGAACCAACTTGAAAAACACTTAGAGAAACTACGCCAGGATTGGAAACGCTATCCCTCTCGTAGAAAAGCAATAGAGATAATAGCTAAGAACTTAAAGAAGAAGCAACCAAGAAAACTTATAGACGATGTAAAGGAAACGCTGCTATAATGACTACAGCCGCCGCAGGTTCTCTCCAGATACTTCAGGCGGCTTCTAAAGAAGGGCGATTCGGGCAGGGTCGTCCTTTTTTATTGGCTTAAACTGCTATTGACAGTTGTAAACATATACCTTATACTACAATTAGTAATAAACATAAAAGGAGAGAACTTATGTCAATACCTATGAACGGAGACTGCTACCAAGACTTTAATAAAGTAGAGACTGCTGAACCAGACGATACTTGTTATGAGGACTGGAAGTTTGAGCAAGAATACGAACCAGTAATAGCTACAATTTATGGGGAGGACTGCTAATGAAAACTCAACTAGAAATAGCCATTGAAAACCTAGATGAAGCGTTAGACTCATTTGATAGCGAAGTAGATAAGATTAAGAGCTTAGTAGCATCTTCTCTAATTTATTTAAGAGAATACAAGCACTATGAAGAAAGGAATGAATAATGTCTATATCAAGATGCCAATATTGTGACACAACTTACGATCAAGATTTTAACGCAGAGCATGAGGAAGAGTGCGAGATGGAAACTCAGGAAGAACACGAAGAAGTTTGTGAAGGATGGTTATTAGATAAATAGGAGAAATTATGAGAGATTTTACTAGAAAACAACTCAAAGAAATGAGCAGAACAAAGCTAGTTGATATTGCATATAAAGCTATTCAAAAACAACGCCGCATGAATAGAGTTATGTTTTATGATGTTCCAAAAGAAATAATCCAAGAGTTATTCCAAGAATCATTTAATTATAAATATAAGAGAGATGAGTTTTTTGCTGGGATGAGATTTATTGAGGAATATGGCAAAAGATGTGTTGATGAATTAAATGAAATAAATGATTGGGAAGAGTATGAGGATGTTAAAGAATCATGGGGTTATGCAAATTGGTATAAATCATTAAGAGTGAGTTACCCAAATATAAATGATAAATAACGAAGATAAAGAACTTATTAATAAATCAATAGAAGGAGACAACTATATGTCTAAAGATTTTACCGAGGCTAACTATGTAATCAGCTTCATTAACGGACAACCTGGATTAGTGGTAAGAGGAGAAATGCCAGCAGAGATAGAGGAAAGAATGGAAGCTATACTTCCCTACTTCAAGAAGTTTAGAACCGCAGTAGAGAAGGCAGGTGCTAGTAAATCAGATGCACCTAAAACCAGAGGCATGATGGTTAAGTGTGAGAAGTGTGGATCAGGAATGGATCTTAGATCAGGCTACTCAAACAAAACCAAAAAGAACTGGAGTGGATACTTCTGTCCTAATAGCACAGATGATGATAAACACCCCGTGGTATGGGCGTAAAGGACAATATGATTAATACAAAAACATGGGTGCCTATCAACGTACTAAGCAAGAGAACAGGTATAAGCCGACAATGGCTAACTAAGAAGGCTAAGCAGGGAGTAATAAGAACAACTAAGCCTTTTGAGGAATCAACACTCAAGTACTACAACTTAGAAGATGCAATGAAACATTTTGATGTAGTTGACACTAAGTAAACAACGTGCTTAAATAAACATAACCTGAACAAAAAAGAAACGTGCGGAAACTCAGACACAAGCAGGTGGACCAGGTTACAAAAGGAGAGAACAAAATGAAAGCCAAAACAAGAATTAAAAAAAGGAGCAGAGATGCCAAAGGCAGATTCACCATTATGTCGTGGAAAGACAGGTTGGTTGCCCTCACTATTTTGTTGGGTACTATGGGGTGGGGTTATCAGCTTCATATTAATCGTAGTGTTCCTAGTGAATGTGGCACTCCTATCATTGAAGTTAGAGAAGTTAGTGCATCAGAATCAACACCAGATTTATACGTTCCACCCTCAACAGTCCTTAAGCAGATGAACCTACGCCCTGGGCTAATGAGTCGTATCAAAAACGTCTTTGGAGAGGGATGGACTTATGCTGCTGAGCTAATTTGGAGAGAGTCCTCTTTTAATGAGTTTGCCATTAATCCTACTAGTGGAGCTTGTGGACTAGCCCAAGCCCTACCTTGCGGGAAAATGGAGTGTAACTTAGAGGATATAGACTGTCAGTTAGAGTGGATTAAAAACTATACAGATGAAAGATATGGAGGTGCAGAGAACGCACTACTCTTTCATACGAAAGTAGGATGGTACTAATGTTAAAACTTAAAGATGAGATGACACTGGAAGAGGTAGCAGATGCACTGAGAGTCCACTACTCCTCAGTATATAGATGGATAAGAAGCTATGACCTCAAGGGAGAGAGAAGAAACGTAGCAGGAGTTAATAAGTGGATGGTTACTAGAGAACAAGTATTAAATTACCTGAAAGGGTTACAATGAAGAAAAGGAAAGCTCAACTTCAGACCATCATAATGTTGGTCATGTTCTTATTAATATTAATTGGAATCGCCACCGAAGCGGTGACACTCCTACAAACACTACCAATTCTAATTGCCATTTTCCTCGGAAAGATGACTCAATTAAAGAAAATGGACAGTATCTACGTGATATCTTTGTCTGTAGTGATGTTATTAGTAAACACTGTGGTGTTTTCTTTTGCTGACATCGTTTTATGGGCAGCACTAGGATACTCATTTTGGAGGAAATAATATGTTCAAATGGTTAAAGAAACTATTCTCAATCAAATATGTCTGTCCAGTATGTGAGGACACCTTTGAAACCAGTAGGGGTAGAGATATCCATATCGGCAACAAGAAGGAAGATATGCACATAATGTACAAGCACAACAAGTTGATTAGGGAAATGAATGGCTAAGTACACTAAGAAATCTCAGACAAAAAAGAAGGTGAGGACTCATAGGATTTGCTCAGGATGCAATCGCAAGAGACTGATTAAGTTCTATGAGAAACCCACCTCTCTAAAGTGTGATGAGTGCAAACGTAAGGCTAAGAGAGTTAAGAAGCAGAGTAGCCCAGGCAGAGTAAGACAGCAAATGGACAAGACACTAAGAGAGATTATAGTTAAGAGAGACAAAAGTACTTGCCAATGGTGTATGAAGAAGCTAGAGGGAAGAAATTGTCATATGTCTCACGTCTATAGCAAGGGAGCACACCCAGAACTAAGACACGATCACTTCAATGTTAAGATTCTCTGCTATCGCTGTCATATAAAGAAGTGGCACAAAGACCCGATAATAGCCCTAGAGTGGTTTAAGGGTAAATTTCCAGACAGATACTTATATCTAACAAGAAGAATAAAGAATCAATGAACATAGCTAAAGAACTATTCTCTATCAGTACAGAGGCGGTAAAAGGGAACACAGACCCACATAGAGCAGTAGAGTTACTTCAGAAACTATCAGCGTTAATAGGTATGGCAACAGATGAATGGATAGAAGCGGAGATGGGCTACAATAGGCTATACAAGGGCTTAACCAATGATTATGAGAAGATCTCAGAGGCTAGAGCAAACGCAAAAGCAACAGAAGAATATAAACAGAAACTATTAAAAGAATCACAAATAGACAGCATTAACAGACTAATAGACTCAATGAAGTACTTAATAAAACTAAAGATGAACGAGTATCAGGGTAGTAGGTATCAGACTTAAAGGAGCATAATGGGAGAAATGATTAAATGGCTAATAATAGCTCTACTAACTTCAATAGCTATACTATGGCTTGATGCTATGTTAAGAGGAGGGGTAACTCCCTGGTAAAAGAAAGATAAATAACATTATGAAAGAAGCTATTACTAACCAAACGGAGGAGGAGTAGATGATTTTTAACTTTTTAACAGAAACGGCATTTAGTTTACTAATGTTGGTAGGAGTTCTATTATTAATCTATTTTATTATATTAACTATTTTGATGATTAAAGATTTGTTTAACTAAAAGGAGGGTGAGATGAAAGATAAAATAAGAGCCTATTTTCAATCTTTTCAAGATACAACAATAACTTGGGGTAAAGGTAATGATAATAAAGTTAGTAACTCAGCTGTAGCGATTGGACTAATATTTTTTCCAATATCAATAGCGGGTTGGGTAATAAGTATGATTTTAAGCCTTATTGCGAGGTGGCTTGAGAAAGACTAAAAGGAATCTATGAGTAATGAGTATAAGGGGGAAGAATGACATCAGCAGAAACTATAAACAAAGAATACGCTAGACTAGAAGAAGAACTAGGAGAAAATAACCCTGAGATAATCTCAGCATTAGTGGAAGTGTATGGAGCTGAATCAGTTAGTCAGTGGATGATGAGTAAGTCAGCAGGACTACTAGATAAGCCAAATAAACAAGAATACGGACTTAGTTGGGATTAATGATTTATCTAATTATATTAGGAGCAATACTATGCTACCTAGCTGAGAGGAAGAAGTGAAACTGAAAAAACTTAACCCTAAACAAGTTAGACAAGGATACGATAAAGGATATGTAGACGGATACAATGCAGCAATAGACGATCTAGATGAAGAAAGATTACCAAGAGAATTACCTCAAGTAGATCCACTCCCCCGCCCCTCTTTAGACCTAAAAGAGAGTAGAGGATAGGTAAAAACGCAAGAATAATAAGGGAATCATGCAAGAATAAAGTATGGTATATTAAGAAGTATGACGGATAAGAAAACCCCAGCAGAGAAAAAGAAGGGGGAGCAGCTATCTAATATGTCTATTAGAGAAGCACTAAGACCCCACGCTATTAGAGCAGTTGAAAGATTGGTTGAATTAATGGAATCAACTAATGACAACGTAGCTCTAGGAGCATCTAAAGAAGTAATCGGCAGATTTATCCCCACACTCAAATCAACGGAAATAACAGGTAAAGACGGAGAGAAAATTCCCTTTACCATTATCCTCAAAAAATGAATGAAGCAGAACTATCCACATGGCAGGATGAAGTATGGAAAGACGATCACCGCTACAAGGTAATTAACTGTGGTAGGCGGGCTGGCAAGAGTTTTCTTACAGCAGCAAAGATGGTGGACTACTGCTCTAACAATGACAACTCAATCGTATGGTACATAGCTCCAAACTATAGACAAGCCAAACAAATCATGTGGCAGATGGTAGTAGATTTTATCCCCGAATGGTGTGTTAAGAAGAAAAATGAGACAGAGCTAATCATCTGGTTTACTAATGGATCTAAACTATTATTAAAAGGTGCAGAGAATCCAGACTCACTAAGAGGTGTACGCATTGATCTAGCAGTATTTGATGAAGTTGCCTTTATCAGCAAGTGGGATGAGGTATGGAAAGTAATAAGACCTACGCTAATGGATAGCAAGGCAGACGTTTGGTTTATCTCAACACCCAATGGATTTAATCATTTTAAGAGATTATATGAGAAGGTAGACGACGACTGGGCATCTTTCCACTTCACTACCTACGACAACCCCCACATCCCCAGAGAAGAAATAGAATCATCTAAAGAAGAGATGGATGACGACTCATTTGCTCAAGAGATCATGGGTGAGTTTAAGAAGATGAGCGGGCTTGTTTATAAAGACTTCAGACGTATCACTCACATGGTACAGATTCCTGATTTAGAGGGATTCACCTTCACTAGAGCTATTGACTTCGGGTTTAACCACAAGACCGCATTGGGGTACTTTGCCATCAATTCCACAGGTACAGAGATATATATGTACGATGGCATCTATGAGTCTGGGCTAACAATGAAAGATATTGCTTCGGCAGTTAAGATTAAAGACGCAGGCAAGATAATCAACAACCCTATTGCCGACTCAGCACAACCACTCTACTTAGAAGAGCTTTCACGTGAAAACGTACACTTCAATCCAGTAGTTAAGGGACCAGACAGCGTTCAGGCTGGTATTACTAAATTAGCTGAACTCCTAAAGATAAGACAGGATACTGGTAAGCCAACACTGATGTTTAACAAGAACCTACCTTGGATAGCTGATGAAATGGAGAAGTACCGATGGATGGAAAACAAGACACAAGGCATTATTAAGAATACCCCTCTCAAGAGAGAAGATGATGCAGTAGATATGTGCAGATATTTTGCTATGAATTATATGGGTGGAGAGAAAAGAGAGTACAGACAACCTAGCCGACCACGCTTGACATACGGCAGGCGTAGGTGATATTTTAATATAAACAGCGGAGCCGTCACCCAAAGAGGTGATATGGCAAACAAAACCAAAGCAAAGTCCAACGAGACTTTAGCACAAGACATAGTAAATAAATTCAATCATTCCCTGACATGGCGAAACCCCTTCAAAGAGAAGTGGGATCGTTTTTATAAAATGTACCGATCATACTTAGATGACACGGCTTATCCTTGGCAATCTAACGTATGGGTACCTTACTCATTTTCAACAATAGAAACTCTAGCTCCAAGAATGGTAGCCCGCAGACCACAAATAGATGTGATGCCTCGTGAAGCTGCTGATGAGGAGTACGCAGATATTCAATCTAAGTTGATTGATTTTGAATGGGAAGCGATGAAGGCTGACGACATCATTGAAGATGCCGTTAAGTCTCAATTAATGTATGGAACCGCAATACTTAAAATGTTTTGGAAAACAGAGAAGGCTGATGTAGTAAAGAAGGAACAAGTAGACGAAACCTTCCCTGAGCTTGGAACTGTAGAGGAAGAAGTAGAGACAACCATCTTTGATGGTCCTACTATGGAATTGGTAGATCTATACGACTTCTTCTGGGATCCAAGGGCTATTGATATGGAATCAGCTCGTTGGGTAGCTCATAGAATGTACCGAACATTTGAACACTTAGAGCAATTACAAAAAGAAGGAGTTTACAAGAACGTCAAGCTCTTAGAAGAAGCAACCATGTTAAGTGCAGATGATGAGAAGTCTGCAAGGCGTGGAACTCTGGGAGTTGCTATGCCAGATGAACTAGATCAAAAAAATGAAGGTAAGAGGATGATTGAGTTGATTGAGTACTGGGAGGATGACAGAGTAGTCACAGTTGCCAATAGAAATATTGTCATTCGTGATGAAGCCAATCCATACAGACATGGAAAGAAGCCATTTGTGAGATTAATAGACCAATCAGTGCCTCACGAGTTCCTTGGAATTGGAGAGCTAGAACCTATTGAAACACTACAGTATGAGCTTAATGACCGACGTAATCAGAGAATGGATAACGTAACCTTAGTCCTAAACAGGATGTGGAAGGTTAAAAATGGTGCAAACGTAGATGAGGATGAGTTAGTATCTGACGCAGGTGGAGTAGTACACACTGATGATATGAACGGTATTGAAGACCTTAGCATGCCTGATGTTACCTCATCTAGTTATAACGAAGAGACATTAATTAAAGGTGACATCCAACAAACCACAGGAGTCTCTGACTTCACTCGTGGAATTGGTTCCGAGTCACTAGGTAATGATACCGCTACAGGCATCTCACTTATTCAAGAGGCTGGTAACGCTAGGTTTAGATTAAAGATCCGTAACTTAGAGTCTGCCATTGAAGAGATGGGAAGAATGATGGTGTCTCTTAACGAACAGTTCTTATCGGAAGAGAAGGTAATCCGCATCATGGGAGACGATGGTCTTGAATGGGTAGCTGTCAGACCAGATGACATGAGAGGAAACTTTGATGTAATGGTACAAAGTGGCTCCACTTTACCTAGTAATGAAGCTGTAGAACGCAAACAAATAATGGAGATGTTCCAGATATTTGCAGGTGACCCAGAAGTTAATCAACGAGAGCTTAAAAAGAGGGTGTTAGAAACCTTTGGAGTTAAGAATCTTGATAAACTTTTAACACCTGTAGCTGGAGTAGGACCAGAAGGACTACCTTTTCCAAATGAGCCTCAAGCTGGTGCTCCAGCCCCAGGACAATTAGATCAACAAGGGATATTACAAAGTGCATTAGCTCCTGAGAGGGTTTAATGAAGACAAAACAAGAAGTTCGTGAGGGCAAGACCCGCATGATAAATCAAGGCAAATTAATTGCCGAACTAAAAGAACACAAAGGCTATGAGCTCCTAGAGAGCAGATTAGTTAAACTTTGTGAGGATGCTAAGGAAAGTATCTTAGCTTCTGAGTCCTTTGAGGACTTCCGCTATAGACGGGGGTACTTAGACGGACTTAATGCTCTTATGCAGGAGACTGACACGATCATCTCCAAAGGCAAGAAACAAGAGCAGCTAATTAACAAGTAAATAGTTGTAGGTTACACGCAGCAAAGCAGCTCTCTTTCATTATTGACTGTTCCGTCTGTTCTTATTAAACCGCAAAGCAGTTGCTTTGTTGCCTGTAGCTTACAACAGTTAAAGGAGATCTATGTCAGATCCAAAAACCGACGCAGCCTCCAGCAACGTACCAGGTGCAGATGAGCAAACCTCAAATACACCTGAGTTACTGAAACTGGAACAAGCTATTGAAGCTGAGGCTGGAACGGCAGAGTCACCCGAAACTTCTTCCAAAGAGAACCAGGAAACTGATGCCCCTTACGGAAAAGCATTTCAGGACTTGGCTGAGAAGAAAGGATTCAAAGATGTTGATGATTTGGTGAAAGCCTATCAAAACGCTGAGAGTTCTTCTACTCGTATATCACAGGAGATTAAGGACCTCCGCACAGAGATAAAGCAGTCAAATGCTCCTCAAGCGGATGATCCATACAGCGACTTACCGCCAGAGCAAAAGCAAGCCCTTGAACTCTTGCGTAGCGTTGTACAAGACGAGATTGGTAAATCCATCTCGCCATTAAAGGAAGATTTTGAAGTCAAGCAGGCTTCTTTGAAACTACAGGAGGTCAGAGATGCCTTCCCAGGTGTTTCAGATTACCAGCTTGATGAAGCCATAACTCAAACAGAGAAAGTTCCAGGCTTAACCCTAGAACAGGCTGTCAAAATCATAACCTATGATGATGCTCGTAGTGACGGAACTACTCAAAGGAAGAGAGCTGCAAAGACTCAGCAGAAGAAAAGGGCATACGTTGAGTCTGGTAAAACATCTAAGACCGGTGGAGACCTTGATTACTCAAAACTCTCATTGGAAGAGCTAGAGAAGATTCTCCCCGCATCGGGTCAATTTATTGATTCGGGTGGTGTTTTACGAAACAAGTAATAACTAATACCATAGGAGAAAAAACATGGCATTAACAACCAGTGGTACACTCTCCAGTGTGGTGGCTGCTTATTACGACAAACGCTTCCTCATGCGAGCTGAAGCCGAATTCGTATTTAAGCAACTAGGTAGGATCGGTGTCGTTCCTGCAAACGAAGGTAAAACTGTCGTTTGGAATAGATACACGAACCCTAGTGCAAAAACCGCACTGACAGAAGGTACTGACCCAACCCCTAGCGGACTATCCGCTACTTTAGTAAGTGCTACCGTTTCCCAATACGGAAACTTTGAGCAAATCACTGACTATTTGAGCTTAACCTCAATAGACAACAGTGTAGCCTCAGCAGTTGATTTATTGGCTTACGAAGCCGCACTCTCCATTGACTCTGCTATTTTGGCAGTAGTTGATGGTGGAACCAGCATCATTTATGCGTCAGGTGTTGCTAATAGAACCTCTATTAGTGCAACTGATATCATGCAAGTTGCTGATGTTCGTAAAACTGTGCGTGAGCTAAAGAGCAATAACGCTAAACCCCAGAAGAAATCTGGAACCTTTATGGCTGTAATCCACCCCGATGTGGAATATGACCTACAAGGTGACAGCAACTGGACAAATGCTCATCTTTATACCGATTCCGGTCTTAAAGGTGGTATTTATAATGGCGAGGTCGGTAAACTTTACGGTGTTCGTTTCTTAACGACCACTCAAGCTCCAATTCTGATTAACTCAGGTTCTTCAGACGGAGTTGAAGTCTATCAATCTATGTTCTTCGGTGAAGAAGCATTTGGAGTTTCCGAACTTCAAAGCCTGACCACTTATGTGGACAGCCCTTCACCCCGAAGCGCATTACGCTTATACAGTGATGTCGGCTGGAAAGCTGGCTTCTGTGCAAAGATTCTCAATGAGAATTTCATGTACACTGTAGAATCCGCAGCAACTCAATAAGTTGTAGCAATTTCCAATTAGGCTCCTTCGGGAGCCTTTTTGGTTTGTGCTATAATGTGGTTATATAAGAAAAAAGGAGCAGTCTTATGATTATTCCCACAAACGAAAACGTGCTGGTTAAAGCTATTAAAAGAGAGAAGATTAAAACCGATTCTGGTATCTATCTTTCAGGAGGAACAAGCCAGCAAGAAGAATCCTTGCGTTATGGGGAGATCTTTCATCCAGGTGATACTGAATACTCTAAAGAAGATAAGATTTTCTATTCAGCCTACAGT